TCCCCTGTTAAATTTTTCGACAGCATCCATAGGGTCACTGTTCTTAATTTGGTCATACATCTTTTTTTGCTCATCGCTCATCGAATTTATGAGTTTTTCAAGGATGTCGGGCTTGTTCTTCATGGCTTTTTTTATCTTAGTCTTGTCAACACCTAAGACAACTGAGACGATCGTTAGTTTATCATCGGCACTTGTTGCTAATGCGTATGGAACTTTCAAAAACGGTGCCAACATAAGTATTTGAGATAACTCATCTATCAAGACAAGGGTTGATTCGTTTCGAGATTCGGCCACAGCATTAGCAAGCTTGGCCGTAAAAGCTGCGATGTTTGTGTTGTTTAAAAAATGTACACGTTTCATCTCCAAAGCATCTTGACTGTAAAATGTAGGGTTTGATGTTTCAACCGGTAAAATCTTAAAAGAATGGTCGCAGATATATCCACCTTTAATAGCGTCTTCAGTGCTTAATTTGTAGACAGTCTTTCCTATAATGGCCTTTAAAAGCTTTTCGGTTCCATCTCCTCGAGTCTGGGTACCGGACAGAAAAAATCGATATGGTATGTCCCTTAAAACTCCATGACATACGCTTTCTAAAGTTTCGGCAGGTATGGTATGGGATTCGTCGGCAAGCAAGACCTGGGCTTGTGAGATTTCTTCGTATTCCTTGGTTCCTGGTTCAAGATTTGTTAAAGAATCAGAAATACATATCATGAAATTTTTACCAAATTTTTTCTTACCATCACCAACCATGCCTATCGCAGATGGTCCAAGGTAGTGTTGAAATCTTTCCACCATTTCCGTAAATATGGAAGCAGAAGGCACCATAATTACGGTTTTAAGGCCAAGTTTTTGAGCAATCATCAATATGATAAGAGACTTTCCAGCACCCGTACAAAGCTCGACGTTTCCGTGTTTTATATTTATAAGTTCTTCGATAGAGGCAGACTGGTAGTTGTGAGGGGTCATATCCATACGGCGATACCACGGATAGGGTCTAGGCCTTGGATAGTTTATATTGTTTGTAATTTCTACATCAAGCTTATCTTGAAGATAAGGTAGATATCCTGGGCGGATACAAGCCTGTCCATCTTCTTGGAACATTACAGACTTTTCTATCTTAGATTTTAGCATTTCTCCGTGAGCTTTCCATCCTTCAGGGTCATATGAGGGCCAGCGCCTATTTTTCATATGACGCTTATACTGAAATTCTATAGACTTATTTCTATACTTTGTAAAAGTTTCAAGTTTGCTAATTTCCTCGTCCGAAGCAAAAGATAAGTCTAATATTGCTTTTGAACCAGATACAATTGTTGCCTTGATCACATGACCTCCAAAGTTATGATATCATATTTAAGCAAAGAGTCATGGGGGTTTTAAAGTGTCTATAAGAAAAGCCAAAACATCGGCAAAAATGTTCGTTTCAGACCAGCAGCGCCTTCAAGATATCGTTCTTAAAACCATGAACCGTATCAGTGAAATCGTCGGCGCTACCTACGGACCTGGTGGCCGAAACATCCTTATTGAAAGCGATATTCCTGGAATCCCCAACACCAATACTAAGGACGGGGTAACAGTCTTTCAAGCATTAGGAGCTTCAAACTCATATGAACACCTCATCATCGAACAGGCTAGAGACTCAGCAAAGCGAACTGCGACGGAAGCCGGCGACGGAACGACTACCGCAACTATTCTTTCAGCAGCTATTATTAATTATTTGTATGAGTTCTGTAACGAAAACCCTAAATTTAGCCCACAGAAGGTAGCTCGAGACGTTGCCTCCGTTGTTCGTAAAAAGCTCGTCCCTATGATCAGGGAGAGTTCTATTCCTATTAGTACAGAAAATATTGAACTCCTTAGGCTTGTTGCTAAGGTTTCAGCGAACGGTGATGACGACATGGCCGATGCGGTCATGAAGGCTTTTGAAGAGCTTGGCTATGGTGAAAACGCACACGTAACTATCAAGCAGGTCAGTGGTCCATACGGATATGAAGTTGGCCTGATCGAAGGTTTTCCTATTCCTATCGGATACGAAGAATCTATCGGAAAGTTTCACCCGGCTTTTGTAAATGACCCAGGCAACCAAAGATGTATTCTTCAAAATCCAAAGTTTCTTTTATTTGATGGTCAGATAGGAGATCTGATCTCGCTACAAAACATCACAGATCAAGTTGGGCAAAAATATAACGATGGAGACGCGGACTATAAAAATCTCGTTATTTTTGCTCACGGATACAGCGATTCTGTAATCAACGCCCTTGCTTATAACTTTCAAGATCCAGCGACGATAAATGTAGTTCCGATGGTTACACCCAAAGCCCCTTTTATAAACGCTCAAACACATTTTATGCACGATTTAGCAGCGTTTACTGGAGCAAAAGTATTTGGAATGAAAGATAGTTTGGCGAAAGCTACAATTGCAGATCTTGGTTCTGGTATGACAACATTTGAAGCCTATCGATTCAGATCGACAATAGTTGGCGATCCAGATCCTGTAAACATCGAAGTAAGAGCTGACGAGCTTGCACAGCAGAAAAAAGTAGCAGAAAGCAAGGAAGAAGGTATCTGGCTTGAAGAGCGTTTAGGTAAGCTTACTTCTGGTATCGCAAAACTTACGATTTACGGAGGCTCTAACGGAGAGCTTAAAGAAGCTCACGACCGATGCGAAGACGCTGTGTGCGCTGTTCGGGCCGCTATCAGCAAGGGCGCTCTTCCAGGTGGATGTCGCATTCTTTTAAATCTTTTTGATTATGTGGTTTCATCTAAAGATGTGCCAAATCATGTAAAAAATGTTCTTGCGCCATCTTTGATGGTACCAATTACAAGACTCTTAAACAACGCCGGAGTCAACGATGAGGAATCGCAACAAATTATCGAAAAGCTTTTGGCTGATAAGAACCTTGTATACGATGTGGAAAACCAAAAATTCGGAACAGCAGAAGAGCTTGGGGTATTTGATTCGCTGCCTGCTGTAGAAGAAGCACTAAAAAATGCAACGTCTATAGCAACTGTAATGGGTACACTTGGTGGCCTTATTGCATATCCTAGAGATGAGGTCTTTGAAAGACAAGAGGCCGCAGCAGATGCCGAAATGCAGAGAATCATCGAAAATCCTACAGCTTTTACAAACGAAGCCAACGAGAGGATTTAGTGACTTTAGAAGAAAAAGAAGAACAGCTAAAAAAAGAGCATTTTTTAGATGTTTTAGAAAACGCTGAACAGCTTTCAGATTGGGTTTATACCTATCTAGGTATACGTTTACCGTCAGACACAATCGACCCAGACTCTAATAGTAACCCGATTAATGCTATGTGGGAAATTTATGAGGCTGTAAAGTTAAATAAAGGTGAAGATATACCTGGCTACATCATGCTTTCTGCTCGTGAAGCCTACAAAACTTTATCCAGTTCTATCCTTGAGGTTTTAATTCTATCTCACTTTCAGCTTTCTATTGCCCACATGGCGGCGATCGCATCTCAAAGTAATAAAGCGATCAGCTATATTCAGTCATTTCTAGTTAAATTAAAACCATATTACGACTATCATGGTTGGACAAAGGTCGGAGATTCTAAGACTAAAATTCAGTTCCAAACACCACAGGGAAATTCTCCTTACATCACCGTGATCATTTGCACTTTACAGGGAGCAAACTGCATTGCTGGGGATTCTATTTTAGAACTAGAAAACGGAAAAACAATAAGAGCTGCAGAGGTTTCTGAGGGTTTAAAAATAAAAACATGGGACTATAGAAATCAAAAAGATACCTATGTTGCCTCTAAAGGCATTTCTTTAACAAAGAAACATGCAAGAAAGCTTATCCTTTCAAATGGGTCTGAAATTATACTGTCTGACGATCATTTGGTTTTTACTCAGAATGGCTGGGTATTTGCGGATTCTGTTAAAGTTGGAGACAAATTTAAATCGAGCGGTTTGGTATCTAAAAGCTTTGCAATCAAACAAGACCACTACGGAGATAGATCGCTAGAACAAGTTCTTTTGGGAACTGTTTTGGGTGATGCATCGATACAAAAATTGCCATCTGGCAAATGTCGGTATCAAGTTTTTCATAGCAAAAAACAACTTTCTTATTTAAGAATGATAGAAAAAGTGTTTTTAAAAAACAACATAAGATGCTCCATCATACCGGATCAAGAGGGCTATAGACTTTACACTCAAACACATCCTATGTTTACCCAGTATAGGGAATTGTTTTACCCAAATGACAAAAAAATAGTAAGTCAGTATGTTCTTTCTAGATTAACCCTAGAAGGTATCGCGTATTGGTTCATGGACGACGCAAGAGGAAATTCTCAAGAAGTCGGAAAAAGAAAAGACCACTGCTTTGAATTGGCAATTTGCGGTTTTGATGAACAATCAAAAAAAGAATGTTTGAATTTTTTTAAAGATTTTAATCCTAAGCTAGTAAAGATAACCAATTCTTCAAAAAAACAATGGGATATTTTAAAATTTCCTCTTAAAGAGTCTAGAAAATTGTCAGAAGCAATGTCTCCTTTTTTTATACCAGATTTAAGGTACAAGTTACTGACGCCAATGTCTAGGGTTGGTAAGGGTCTAACTGTAGACTCTGGCGAATGGTTTTGCTCTAGTAAGGACAAAAAAGGTTTTTCTTACTCAAAGAAATCTAGCAGGTTACAAAGAAAACTATCTAAACAGGTAAGGAATTCTCTTCAGGTAGAAGTTGTAAAAATTGAACTATTGGGACTTCAGGAGCTGCTTGATTTACACATAGATAATCAAGACCCTGTTTTGAGATCGTTTTACGCAAATGGCATCTTTGTTCATAATTCCGAGCATGTACCTATCATGTTCTTGGATGAGGTTGACGTTGTCCGTGACCCTCAAGCTTACGACGAAGCAAAGATGATTCCTGGCATGGAAAGAGGAACCTTTCCGATCACGGTAAAACTGTCGACTCGAAAGTTTGCTTTCGGTATGATGCAAAAAGAACTTGAACTTGCCAACACAACAGGTGAGGCTATTAAAAAGTGGAATATCTTAGACGTTACCGAAAGATGTCCGACAGAACGTCATGAACCAAACGAGGATGGCAGTAAAGTTGAGCTTTATGTGCACAAGAAACTTCCGTTAAGGTCCTCATTTGAAAGCGATTATCAGGCCTTGCCAGATCCGCAAAAACCGGACTGGGAGAAGGTCAGCGTCCATCCAGGATGTGTCAGATGTCCGCTTGTAGCTGTTTGTAAGGGTAGGCTTGCCGACAAACCTCTGACAGCAAAGGCTACAAAATCAAGTCTTTATAAACCCATCAAATCTGTTATCAACAACTTTAAGAAAATCCCACCGGACATGGCAGAGGCTCAGCTTATGTGTTGGAGACCTTCAACCAAGGGCTTGATATACCCAAGGTTTGAGGCTACCCAACAAAACGGGAACATGGTTTCTATTTCCAAGGCATGGGAAATAGTTACGGGTGATAAAAAAGAAAATGTAAATATTACACAGTTTGTCGGTATGCTTCACGATATTGGTGCAAAGTTCTATGCTGGAGTCGACTGGGGATACACCCACGAAAGCACGATTGTTGTCATGGCCGTCACCGCATCTGGGTACTCGTTCATAATTGACACCTACGGAAGCCCAGGTCTTGAGATTCATGATTTTGTAGAGATTTGCGCTACTTACCAGGAAAAATACGGTATCGGACGATGGTTTTGCGATAACGCGGCCCCTGCAAACATCAAAACTCTTAAGAAACGCCTTAAGTCGATAGCAACCCATGTTGTGGTTCCGGACTTTAAAAAGGATGTTCTTGGTGGAATTGAAGCTATCCGTAGCCAGATTGTAACTTCTACAGGGTCTAGGAGGCTTTTGGTATTGGCAACACCTGAAAATGAAAAGATTGTTCAAGGTTTTAAGGTACATCACTTTAAGCTGGACATGGCCGGCAACCCGACAACGACACCAGATGACGAAGAATATGCGGATATTATGGATGCCTTAAGGTATATCGGGCAAAACGTGTTCTCCGTAACTGCCCAAAAGCCCCTTTCAGGTCAGAGTGTAGAGCCGACAAAAGCTATTCATCAGGCGGCCCAGGCAGACCCAAAGGTTGCCCAGGTTGCTCAGGGCGTAAATACTGAGCTTATGAAGTACGAGATTTCTAAAAGAGCAACCCAACCTTCGTCCCAGATCGATGATAATATAAAAAGGAACCGTAAACTGTTCTGGAACACGGAATAGAGGCAATCTTTTAATAGTATAGCCCTGGTTTCAGGGTTTGCCCAGGAGAGATTTTGATGTCAAAAATGAACATATTAGTCTATTTAAACGCTTATAAGGACTCAAACCCTACCAATAACCCTTCAATGAATTCTTTTAAGTGGCAAAGGGAGCTTCAGGGAGTTTCTGCTGATAAACCTGAAAGTATTGAGTTCAGCCTAGCACCTGGCGAATCTCGAGTTATGTTCAATGGCCAAAGAACGCTTTCATCAGACAACACCACTGTTTACTCTCTTACCCTCAAGTCTGGAAGTACTTATATGCTAAAAAACACTAGTGGTACTTCTCCTGCTTTTAGGACTCTTCGAAATATAGGCTCTGATGCAACCTCTCAGATAACAGTTACGGTTTCAGGAAGCCTTATGACCCTTCAGGGTACGGGAGGCACTATCATATCTACGGCTTCGGTTGTTGTAGGAGATGAAATCTCTATTGGAAATATTTTTAATGCTGCAAACCGTGGCAGGTTTAAGATTTTGTCAAAAACAACCAACAGCGTTACCGTTGAAAACTCATCGGCTATCGCTGAAGCTTCTATCACTTTAGGTTCTAACTATGCCGACGAAATTAGAATTTACTCCGCATCAGGAGTGCAGAAAGGCGACAAAATTAAACTTGGTTCTGGATTTTTTTCGACTAATCAAAGTACATACGAAGTTACAGGGGTACAAGATAATTTGGTCGAATTTTTCTCTGCTGGTGTATTGGCCACCGAAACAGGGCTGGTAAACCCTTCAGTTACTATTTATTCTTCAGCAAAAAAGCTTGTGTATGTAGAAACCGATAAGCCTGTAAATGTTACTGTTAACGGTATCGCAGAATCTAAGATCGAGCCTTTTATAGAAGGCAATAATTCACTTCCTGGTATGCTCTTAAAGCGTTCTACGATGTGGGAGATGACGATCACTAATAACGGTACGGATATGGCAACCCTTTACTTTGTAAGTATCGAGTAATCTATGTCAGAAGATCAGCAAAAAACAAAAAAGAATGTGATTTTTGCGGCAGGAGAAATTGACGCAGCCGTATTAGAAGCCAATAACTTAGTAAAAAATGAAGGTGAGGGACCCCTTACGTTTGCCATCAAGCATGCGATGGGGACGGCTAAAAAAAGTGCTGCTCCTCGTATCGGTTTTACAGAAGACCCAGTATCGACTGATCACTATGCAGGCGTTTATAAAATTAAGAAGAAGCTTCTTCCTGATTCGGTTCTCAAACTTGTTCGTGTCCAAAACCACTTGGTGGCATCAATACTTAGAGCACGGGCAAACACGATGTCCATGTTTGGACACATTAAGAAAGATCGTTTTGATGTAGGTATTGAAGTTTCTATCAAATCAGAATTTGAAGAACACATCAAGCCAGAGCAAATGGTTAAGGTTAAAGACCGTATCGAAAGATTTAAAAAAATGTTGGTCAATTGTGGCCACACTGAGGGCTTGCCAGAAAATGAAAAAATGAGCCTTTCAGACTTTTTCTATCTCCAAACTATGGACGGATTATCTTTAGGCCGTTTCGCTACCGAGATTGTCTACGAAGAAAATGACAACGGCGACGGTTCAAATCTAAAAGATCGCGCCAAAAAATTTAATCGTTTTCGACCTGTTGACGCAGGCACTGTATATAGAACGGTAAAAAAAGGCGAAACAGCTCAGGGTTTAAGACAGTCTGGTATCAGACTTCTTGAACAGGTTACGGGCAAAAAAATTAATGGGGCCGCCTTCGAAAAAGATGAATACGCGTATGTTCAGGTTATAGAGGGCACGCCAAAACAGGCTTTTGCACCAGATGAATTGCTGGTTCACAACCTTTTCCCATCAAACGATATTGATCATAACGGTTACCCAGTAACCCCTATCGATACATGTATTAGTTCAATTACTACACATCTTTCGATTGATGCCTACAACAAGCTTTACTTCCAGAACGGAAGGGCCGCTAAAGGTATCCTGGTAATCAAGTCTGAAGAGCTTGATCAGAATACTTTAAACCAGTTAAAACAAGACTTTATGGCATCCATCAACAATGTAGGCAACTCTTTCAGAGTCCCTGTATTTGGAGTCGGTAAAGAAGACGAGATAGGCTGGACGCCTATGGTTTCAAGTGCAGGAGATGGAGAATTCCAATTCTTGTATGATGCGGTCGCAAGAAATATCTTGTCAACTTTTAGTATGTCGCCTGATGAACTTCCTGGCTATGGACATCTTTCAAGGGGAACAAATCAGCAAACTTTATCTGAAAGCCAAAACGAGTTCAAGCTGATAGCCGCTCGAGACACTGGTTTAAGACCGCTTATTCTTCAGTTTCAATCATTCTTAAATGAAAAACTTTTCCATATTATGGACCCTGAGCTTGCCCAGCTTTGCACGATCAAACTTTCCGGTTTAGATGCACAGTCAAGAGATCAGGAAACAAATAGGCTTCAGCAAGCAATGCCGATCCATATGGACTATGATCAGGTTTTGACCGATGTCGACAAGAAGCCTGTTGGGGAACGAATGGCCGGAAAGGTGCCATTTAACGAACACTGGCAAATTATCGCAGACAAGTATGTGGATGTTGCTGAAATTATGGCCGAATTCATGCAAAGTCCAGCGGCTTTGGCCGATCCTCTTTTAAAGTATAAGAGAGATCCGTTTTGGATTCAAAATATGCAAATTTTGATGCAAATCAACCCTGCTGCCGTAAAGGCTTATTACGCAACAAAACCTTATGCTATTGAGATCTTGAAGATGATGATACAAGATTATCTAGAAGAAGATTCAGAGAGGAAGTAACATGCAAGGAAATGATGGGGTAGACTACAAAAAGAAGTACATGGATTTAAGAGCCCGTTTCGTAGAAGCTCTTGATATTGCTTTCCGTACAGGTTACGAACAAGGCTCTAACGAGACTCAAGTTCAAAACATGGCACAACAAGCCCAGATGCAGGCCCAACAAGCAGCTATGATGCAAAGCCAAATGGCCGCAGGACCTGCGATGAATCAGCCTCCTGGTGCTGAGATGCCTCCTGGGATCGATCAACAAGCACCTGTTCCTGAAGCAGGTGGAGACGAAATGGATGCTGCTATTGCTGAGCTTGAAAGCTTAGTAAACAAATCAGAACCTTCTATTGAAGATATGAAAAAATCTTTAGAAGCTATTAAAAATAGTCGAATGCACCAAAAACTCCAAAAGGCCACGAAAGAAGCTGGCAAGAAGGTGGGTCAGGCCCCACGGCCTCTTTCTCTCTCGTACAAGATGAACCTTCCGGAAGAGTCTAAGCAAGCGGTGTCTATGCAATCTAAGATTGTTGACGACATCTTGAACAAATGGGAACAAGAGGCCCAAAACTCAGCAAAAGACATCACTTCTGTTCTTGGTACAGAGGCTCTAATAAAGAAAGAGTAGGTCGCTATGCGCGGAATCAGCTCGTCCTCTAAAAACAAGATTCATGAGCTTGTAGACGAGCTGTTCGACAGGATGGCTCTTCATCTTATCGGAGAAGTTCCTTCTTTTAGAAATAAAAAATCTATCATATTTACAAGTAAGCCAAACTTAACATTGGCTCATCTTTTTTTAAAATCTCTAGGCTCTGAAAGACCTATGCCGCAAGAGCAGGAAGCTCTTAAAAACTTATTGTCGACAGCAGAAGAGTACATCGCGTCTTTGAGATCTAAAACAAAAGCTCAGCTAACTGAAAGTATCGATAGCTACGTCAAAGAGCAAGCTCTTAAAAATCAACGAGCGTCCACGGTAGAGATCAAAAACAAAATAAACGAGGTCCTTACAAAGGCAAGAAACCATTTCAAGACGATCGCAGAAGCCGAAAGCACTAAGGCTAGAAACATGGGGAAAGCTCTTCAGATTGGAAAGGTTGCAGTCTCCCAAGGTGTTCAAGACCCAAATGTCTACTACGTAGTTATCAGAGATGGGAAGACTTGTAGTGAGTGTGTTCGTTTGCATTTGATGCCTGATCTAGTGACTCCAAGAGTTTGGAAACTGAGCGAGATTGGTTTTAGCTATCACAAAAAAGGCGAAAACAACCCTAAAATCGCGGGGTTACACCCTCATTGTTTTACAGAGGATATGCTTCTTCATACGGAAAAAGGGATCAGATCTTTCAAGGATTTATTTGATTCTCAAGACAGCGTCAGTGTCGTAGTAGATTCAAGGATTCAAAATAGAAAATTTCCAGCAAATCAGTTTGGTATCGAAATTCCTAATACGCCTAGAATCAACCGCCACGATAATAACGGCGCAAAAATACTTCCGGCAACAAAGGTCTACTACACCGGTAAGCAAGAATGCTATAGGATAACCCTAACCTCAGGACACTCAATAGAGGTTTCTGAGGGTCATGAAATGTGGGTTGACAACGAATCTGCTGGAATAAAAGTAAAAGCAAAAGATTTAAAGGTTGGCGATAAAATTCCAATCCTTCAAGCAAACCAAGGTTTTACAGGAGATAAGGATTTTCAAGAACTTGCAGAGCTTATGGGCAACCTGATGGGAGACGGAAGTCTGTTAAAAACAGTAGCTAGTTGGAATTTCTTTGGAAACGATATTGAGTACGGTTTAAAGCTTTTTGAGATGTCCAAAAAATATGGCGCAAAAGAAACTACAAAATTAATAATTAAAGAACCAAATTCTAAATATAAAGTTGTTAGCGCTAGGTTTTCTAACTATGAATTAGGAAGAATTTTTACAAAAGAATTTGGCCTTTCAAAGAAACCTAGAAGAGTTCCTAAAGCTTTATTTGAAGCAAACAGAGCTACCGTTTCAGCTTTTTTAAGGGGATTATTTGCTGCAGATGGTCACTCAGAAAAAACATCAATTGTTCTCGTTCAAAACGATCTTGATTTTTTAAGGCAGATACAAATATTACTTTCTATGCTAGGTTATACGTCTAGAATTTACGATCACGGCAATGATGGGATCACAAAAAAGTTAACTTATGCAGATGGAAGAACTTTTGATGTAAAAAGAAAACAATGTTGGAAGTTGTGTATTTCAGGTTTAGACAACATTAAAAGATTCAGCGAAGAAATAGGCATGGGAGTGCCGGCAAAGCAAGCTAAACTTTTAGACTTCTTAGATAAGAATTATAAGCCTAAAGAAGAACGCTCTCAATTTCCTTGGAGAACAGCTAGAGTAGAATCTATAGAAAAAATAGGTAAAAAAGAAACATACTGTCTCACCGAGCCAAGTCTTAATACTGTCACTGTTAACGGAATAGTGACAGGACAGTGTCGTTGTTCCTTAGCATTCCTAGCTCCTGGTTTTGGATTTAAAGGTGGACAGGTATCGTGGATAGGTGAAGGACACGACGAATACAGAGCACAAAGAGGCCAGCAATGATCAAGATCATAATTGAAATTATCAAGATGTTTATGGGCAACTCTCAGTCGGTAGCTTCAGAAGCTGTTAAGGACGTGGAGAATAAGTCAGAACCTAAAAAAGAAGAACCTCCAGTTAAAGAAGAAAAGAAACCGCAGGTTGCCGTAAAACAGTTTGTAACCATCGAAGACATCTTGATGGGTCGTGCAAAATTTGAAGAGCTTCCTGAAGAACATCAAAAGAACATGGAAGAACTGGTTGAGAAGATCAACAAGTTTTTTGAAGGCTACACCTGGCCAAAACAGTTACCTAAAAAGGTAAACGACGGGTACAGAAGACCTCAAGACAGTCCTAAAAACGGATCGGCTACAAGCTGGCATTTCAAAGGAGCGGCCATCGATCTAGATGACGACGCCTCTGGCATTACCTGGAAATATGTTTGGGAAAACAGGTTTAAGCTTAAAAAGCTGGGCCTATATGTTGAACACCCGTGCTGGACCAACCATAAGGGCGGTTCCTGGATTCACTTACAGATAAGAGCGCCAAGATCTGGCAAGCGTTTTTTTGTACCTTCTACTCAACCTAATCCTAACCCAGCATTTTGGGACGGCAAATACGAGGCAGAGCTAGATAAAGCTTGATTTTATCACAATATATGCTACATTTTGTGAATGATAATCGAGTCTTTCTACTTATCTGACGAAGCTAATATACCCAAAGCGTTAGAGCTTACAGGCCTTTCGATGGATGAGCTATTGTCTATTGTAGGCAGGTTTAACAAAGCATCATGGAGAGCAGGCCAGATGCGTGGTGAGGTGGTTGTGTACTCTGGTGGTAGGGTAAGGATTAGGCATCATTTTAATAAGAAGAAACTATGGGAGTCTGAATCATCTTTTGATGAGTTCGATGAGCGCCTTGATTCCAGAATTTTCTGATGGCTTTATGTGTAAATCCCCACTGGGAACCGTAAAAGGGTCTCTCCAGTATATCGATTGAAACTCCATATCTGGATCTTTTTCAAGACTTGGTTTACCGTCGATCTCTGCGGTGTAAACGTAAACGATGATAGATTTGCCTTGTTTATCTTTTTTCTTGTATAAACCAACAAGTTTAAAGTTTTTACCAGAAAAACCAGTTTCTTCTCGAAGTTCCCTCTCGGCCCCAACTTTTGGATCTTCCCCATCGTTAATACCGCCAGCAGGAAAGTTTACTTTTCCGTTGTCCTTACGAGTCCCCATTAGATAGGTAGATCCCTGTCCCTTGACAAGAATGACAGCGTACCGGCTACTCATTTTCTTCCTTGCTAGCTGCCATCTTCTTAGGAGTTTTCATGGTCCTCATGATATCTTTAACCGCCGAAGGAAGAGGTTTGGTTTGGCTCATAATAGGCGATTGTTTTGTAGATCTGAAACCAGACTTATCCTGCTTTCCACGATAGTTGATTCTTGCGTTTAAGTCTTTCTTTGGGTCCGTCTGTGCCATCTTAGTTTTAGTTGGAGTATGGATTGCATAATACCTTTTGACGTCACCTTTTGTGGCACGATCGGAAGTGTGTGGGGCCACGATAATTTCATGCTCAAAACTATAAGGGTTTTTGCCAGGCTCATTTTTATCGGGAGTGTAAAACCTTCCGGCGTTGTTCATATCCATTTCGATGGACGGCATTTTCCCGTACATGTGAGGAGCCGAATGAATTTTATCCTCATCTATCCACGCCGCTATAGTTTTTGAAGAGCCATCGTCTTTTATATCATAATCTTCCTCAAAACCCCTTGCGGCTGCAATGTGGGGAGTCCAGCTAGAATGTTCATTGTGTCGAACCAATCCTCGATTTAATACGTTTTCTTTTTCATCTCCACTAATACCTCTAAAAAGAAGAAACTGTCTTTTTCCTGTTTCAGGATGTATTCGGGTAAGTGTTTTATTTGAAAGCTTATTTAAAGCCCTAAGCCTTAATCCGCCTTCCATTTTAGGAATTTCGCTTCGAACTTGTCTATGGGTCTCGTCATCGTAGCTGCTGTCCATATCTTGTAGGAAACCAACAGATTGTTGCCATTCGTTAACCTTATCTCGACCAGGAAGTTTATTTGGGTCAAGTTTACCAAAAATACGACGTGCAGCGCCTTTCCTCATCTCTTCAGAAGCTGCCATCTGCTGGTTTTCCATGGAGGTTGTGATATCTTCAGGCTTGATTGATTGTGCAACTTTGTAAGCCTTTTGATGGCCACGCTTTAAGTTCTTCATGTGCTGATTAAACAGGTTATCGTCTTTAATGTAGCGTTTAAAATCTTCTCTTTTTTTAGGATTGACCAGTAGATCTCGAGCATGGGCCAAGATCTCTTCTCCGAAAGAAGGACTGTTACGCTTGTACCCTCTGGTATCGGCGATAAAATTACCAACAGCCTCGATAGCATCTGGATGATGCTGTTCAAGCAACTTTTGTTTTACCCTTACCGCAGCGTTTGGTCCATACCGGTCAGAGATTTGATCGATAAGACTGTGGAAACCCTCATGCTCTATGGTGCTATCTACAGTCCGACCTCTAAGTGTCGCCTGTTCCGGTGTGAGCTGCTTGGTATCTTTTGCTTTTTTAGATGGAGTCCTTGGAAGCTTAGGCTTCTTAGGCTTTGACGCTATATGGTCTTCGTAAGCTTTCCTGTTTTCAGGTTTTGAAAAATCCAGCTTAGATAGCTCGTAAGCTTTTGATCGCCAGTCCTGATAGGCCTGGCCGTAATCTCTGGTTATCTGACTTTTTTTCTCTTCATAGGCTTGAACCTTCTGTGCGTATTCGTCATCGCCCTCTTCATACTTGGAACGCATCTTGCCTGCAAGTGCTGCAGGTTTAGGCCCTCGTGGAGTCTGATGATTTAGACCAAGAGTGTTTCTGTCAAACTTGCCAGCTACTCTTTTTCCGTAAGCATCAATAAGCTCACTTGTGTTGTTGAGCACCCTGCTTGAGCCTTTGAGTCTTGTTTTTCCTTTTAGCGGCTTTCCGCCATACTCAGCGTTTGCAACCTTTTTTCCATAAAGATCTTTTTGTCTT